GCAGTTCAGTTAGCTACTACCGCACCATTGACAGGAACTTATACAGAACCTACATTGACAGGCTCAGGTGCTTTGACTATTGATGGCGTTGTTGCTCAAGTTGGTTGGAGAATCCTTGTCAAGGATCAAGCTAATCAAATCCAAAACGGTATTTACGATGTAACTGCTGCTGATGGATCATCTTGGACATTGACACGCTCAGGCGATGCTGACAATGCTAGCAATGCTTATCGTGGAAACGAAGTTGCTGGTGGTGTATTTGTATTTGTAGAACGAGGTAATACATTAGACAACAACGGCTTTGTTGCTACACACGATGGACTTCCTACATTAGGTACTGATCCACTTACTTTTGTTCAGTTCTCTGGTGCTGGAATGATTATTGCTGGCGAAGGACTTAGCAAAGATGGTAATGAGATGTGGGTCAATGTAGATGACTCTACAATTGAGATCACAGCAGACTTCCTCAATATCAAAGACTTGGGAGTTCTAAATCAGCATATTGCTAATGGCACAATTGATTTGACAACTAAAGTTCAACAACAATTGGATGTTATTTTCGGCGGAACAGGATTGGCTTCTGTCCCTGTTAACTCTATACTGTATGGTGACGGCACTAATGATCTTAAGACGATTACTGCACCCGTCGATCCCGATGCATCTTTCTATTTACGATATGATGCTTCAGGTGTCCCTACACCTTCTAATGTTATAGATGGCGGAGTCTATTAATATAAAAGTGCTTTAAAAAAAGAAAGCTGAACGGAAATTTGCTTACTGTACCTGTATATAAACAGCAGTAATGATTTCTTCCCGTTCAGCTTTTTTTATGGCTTGTTTGTCTTAAGGAGGCTACGCCCCAAATATATATTTGCTCCTATGTTTTATTTATTGTTTCCAGTAACAAAGGAGTACATTCGTTCCGCCGCCTCAAGAACAGCCGCCACACCTGGTACTTCAGGCATTTGAACTGTAGTGACGATCTCATCGCCTTCCTTCTTTACAGAAGTTTCCCATGCTCCAAACTTGGCAGTATAGTCCGCCCAGACCTGGTCCTTAGCGAGACCCAATATTTCGGTTCTGATTTCGTAGCCATTTTTTGCTACGGTCCTAAACTCAGGCATCATATTCTTCATCATATCGGTTAATTGTTCTGGGGTTGCAAATCCATTCGGTTTCATATTAGTTCCTTTCGTGTGTGTGAGTAATGTGAGCCATTATTGGCTCACACTTATTTATTTAATTTTATAGCCTAAAGCATGAAGACGGTGTTCAGCCCTTTTCATTTGGACTTCTTCTATCTTCCGCCATAACTTACCAACGAACTTTTTCATCTTGTGGATGTAATTGTTTAGTATGTAAATACTGGGAATAGGCATATTTCCAATCATTTCCATATTCAGATTTGAAGTAGGATTTCAAGTCTGAATTCCGAGTCGATCGGAATGCATTTAAAAAATATTGAACCATTTTTTTACTCCTCTATGTGTAAATGTGTATGTTACAATCGTAACAATGTATTTATCATTAATTCACGCACCCAAATATTTTATGTTAAATCTAGAAAACTCACTCTAACACAATCCTAACATTAGGAAAATAAGTAACTATGATTACAAAGTAATCATCATATAATATAGGAGACACATATATGAATCGATTTATGAAATTGGTAGGAGCATTCTTTGCTGTAGCTATGTTGGCTGCTACTCCTGCTATGGCGCGAGATCAAATTAAGATTGTTGGATCATCAACAGTATATCCCTTTACCACTATTGTAGCTGAGAAGCACGGACAAAAAGGATTCAAAACACCTATCGTAGAATCTACTGGTACTGGTGGTGGAATGAAATTGTTCTGCGCTGGACTAGGACCAAAACATCCAGATTTCACAAATGCAAGCAGACATATAAAGCAATCAGAAGTAGAATTATGTAAAAGCAATGGCGTAACTAATATTATTGAAATGATTGTTGGCAACGACGGTATTGCGTTTGCTAATAAAACAACAGGACCACAGTTTGATGTAACAGTACAAGAACTATGGCAAGCAATGGCAGCCAAAGGAAGTCTGCCAAATTACTGGGACGAGATTGATGCTCGCTTCCCACATCAAGAGATTTTTATTTTAGCACCTCCTCCAACCTCAGGCACCAGAGACGCTTGGGTAGAGTTGGTGATGCGTAAAGGATGCCCAGCTGACATCAAAGCCGCAAACAAGAAGAACTGCGACTTGTTCAGAGAAGATGGTAGAGTAGAAGAAGCAGGCGAAAACGATACACTTATTGTAAAACGACTAGCGGCTGATGAAAATCTATTTGGTATCTTTGGTTTCTCCTTTCTAGATATGAACGGAGACAAAATCAAAGGAGCAAAGGTAAATGGTGTAGAATTGAACTTAGACACCATCCAATCATACGAGTATCCAATTGCTCGCCCACTATACCTTTATGGCAAAGGACAACACGTTGGCGTGATACACGGCATGCAGGAGTTCATGAACGAATATGTATCTGACGCAGCAATGGGAGACTGGGGCTATCTTGGAGATGCAGGACTAGTACCACTTGACGAGAAGATGCTTGCCCAAGTGAGAGACAACGTAAAATAATTTTTGCTTGACAAATCCTTATAAATAGGGTATAATGAAAATTATACCCTAACCTTAAGGAGAATATGAAAATCATCGCAGGCAATTCAAACAAGAGACTGTCCGACGGAATAGCTGAACACTGTTTCGTTCCAATACTACCCAGCACAATTTCCAAGTTCGCAGATGGCGAAGTCCAAGTATCCTTTGAAGAGAACATCAGAGGACGGGATGTATTTATAATCCAATCCACTAACACTCCTGTAAATGATAACCTAATGGAACTGCTCATTATGATTGACGCAGCAAAACGCTCGTCGGCTAAACGGATTACAGCAGTTATTCCATACTTCCCATATGCTAGGCAGGACCGCAAATCAGCAAGCAGAACGCCCATTACAGCAAAGCTAGTAGCCAACTTGCTTACTACAGCAGGCGCTAATAGAGTGCTCACTATGGACTTACACGCAGGGCAGATCCAAGGCTTCTTTGACATTCCTGTAGATGATTTGACTAGTAGGCTAGTCTTTGTAAAGGACATCAAAAAAACTCTCAATCTATTTGATGTTGATGATTCAGAATCAAACTTAGTGTTTGTATCACCAGATGCTGGCGGGGCTGTTCGTGCTCGTAAGTTTGCGGATTGCTTCAACGGAGAGATTGCTGTAGTAGATAAACGAAGACCCAAAGCTGGAGTGTCTGAGGTAATGAATCTCATTGGTGAAGTTGAAGGCAAACACGCAATCCTAGTAGATGATATTGTTGATTCAGGCGGCACTCTTTGTAATGCTGCTCAAGCTATTATGGATGAAGGTGCATTGTCAGTTCGTGCGTATATTACACACGGAGTATTATCTAAACAGGCATGTCAAAAAGTACAAGAATCATTGCTAACAGAGCTTGTTATAACAGATACTATATCAGATCGCTGCCCAAAAGAAATAACAAAGATACGACAGATTACAGTTGCTGAAGTATTTGGCGAAGCTATGCGTAGAGTAACGAACGAGGAGAGCATCTCAAGTTTGTTTAGTTGATAAATATATTATAGGAATACGCATATGAAAAAGCAGACTCGTTCTATATTACAAGAACTAAACGAAATGGCAAGGAACCGTAATACGGATCATCTCATCGAGAGCACAGCCAACAATATTATAAACAGCAGTATAAATCTATTCAAAAAGATTTATGAAACGTATGATGAACAGACTGCTAATGAGCTTGAGCGTAGGTTTTTCAATAGCATACGCTCAGGTGATCCTCGCAAATTTAAGAGAGGCGTAGATAAAATAATTGAAAGCAAACGGCGTGATAATAAATGAAGGCGGCAACATTTGGACTGGCGAAGGTGGAACACAAAGAATCAACAGAGCAGATGTTGAACCTACCCTAGCTTGGCTAGAGAAGTTAACAGGTGTTCCTCACCAAGACTTCAAACTAGGCACAACAGGAATAAAAGACACTTCAGGTGATTTAGATATAGCTGTTAATCCAAAAGATAAGGAAGAGATTTACAACAAACTTATGGCTTGGGTTAATGAGCGCAATCTAGATCCTAAACAATGGATAAAGAAGTTTGGTGTCAATATTAGTTTCAAGACTCCTATCCGTGGCGACGAAAGCAACGGTTTTGTTCAAACCGATCTGATGTTTGGAGATCAAGATTGGATGAGATGGAGCATGAAAGGTATAGCATCTGACTCTCCATTCAAAGGAAAGCATAGACATCTAATGATGGCATCTATTGCTAAAGCTAAAGGAATGATGTGGAGCTTTCAAAAAGGATTAGTTAACAGAGAAACTCGAGAACTTATATCACAAAACCCAGCCGAGATAGCAAAGAAATTACTAGGACCAAATGGCAGAGCTGAAGATTTAGATTCAGTTGAGGCTATGTGGGCTAAAGTAAAAGTAATGCCTGATGCTGAGAAGCTCGTAGCTGACGCTCGTGATGCGTTTGCTAAAGAGGGCTTATCTCTACAAGAGAGCAAGCACTATGACGAGCTAGAACAAATGAAGGCAGCGGCTGGCTTATGAGGTTTTTTGAATTTAGTGAATCTTTACTATTAGAAGATGAGTTACTAATGGAAGGCGCAAGAATCCAACACGCCGAAGACGTTGTGTTCTGGGAGGGATCTCAGGGAGCAATTCGTGCTCTAGAAAGCCTTAAGAATTTAGCTAACGGAGGACATGAGGATGTCACTATAAAGTGGGACGGATCTCCTGCTATCATATTTGGACGTGACGAAGTTACTGGTAAGTTTGTGCTAACAGACAAGTCGGGTTTTGGTGCGAAGGGATACGACGGCAAAAGCAAATCAGGCAGAGAATTAGAAAAAATGTTGGTAAACAGGAAGTTGAGCAAAGGACAGGAAGTTCCAGATGGTTATGCCAAGTTTGCCCGTAATATGAAGAATATATTTGATAGCTTTCAATCAGTAGTTCCACCGGATCATACTGGATACTTCAAGGGTGACTTGCTGTACTTTGATACGCCAAAAGTCGTAGACGGTAACTTTGTCTTCACACCAAATATTGTAACATATACTATACCTGTCAAGAGTGAGTTAGGGCAACGCATCGCTCGTTCTAAAACAGGCGTAGTTATACACAATGAGGTTAGTGAGGATGGCACTGAATCACCATTAAGCATTGATCCCAAAGCTTATTTTGGTGACGGAGAGGCATTGATATTCCCTCCAGTCGTTGTACAAAAATCTCCAAAAGTAAAGAACGATGAAATAAAGCAGTTACAAGCTCATATCAATCAGCATGGTAAAGCTATTGATTCTTTGCTAAAAAGAGAAACATTACAAGGGCTAAAAATATCAGATTTGCCTTCTGTCTTCTACACATACACAAACAGTAAAGTTGGTTCTAATATGAATGACTTGGGGGGCGACTTTCTTGATTGGCTAGCCAGTAGTAAAGTTAGCGCACCAAAGCAAGAGAGAATGCGAGATTATATTCAAAACAACAAAGCAGGATTTACAGCACTATGGAAAATAGTAAGAGAAATACAAGTTGTAAAGGATCATATTATAGATCAGTTTGACAAGCAAGACGCTGATGTCAAAGCATCTATTGGTGATACTCCAGGAGGTGAAGGCTATGTATTATCTCATCCTGAAGGTCCTATTAAGTTAGTTAATAGAGCAGGATTTACAGCAGCAAACAGAGCAATAGAACGATGATGGAATTTATAAAAGAATTGCATGAATCTAAAATGATTAGAGACTCTCTAAATCAGAGATCTCTCACTTATAGTGATTGTTGTGAACGAATGTATCTTATACTTCTTAGTATGGAACTGATGAAACATTACCCAAGATATTCAAGTTTTGTTCATAAGTATGCATCTAAAACAAAACATCACAGTTATAAGGCATTTCGCCCAAGCGGAACAGACTTATACAATTACATATATTTTATTCAAGGCGATGACGAAGCTATAGGAAAACTAAAAGATCCAGGATCTGCTCGAAGGCAGCAAGGTTTGAGTGCTTTTCCTGCTCGAGAGGTTACACAATATATAGCTCGTATGAGTGTAGGAACTCCGTCTTCAACACAACAAATGTTCATTCGTATAGAGAATGGATTAAACATAAACAATAAAGATTATAGCGAATTGAGACGCTATATTGGGCGTTACAGCAAAGAGTCTAGAGAGGCTCAAAAAAATATTGCTACTAAATTATTATATGCTTTACGAGCTAAACTACGAAATAGCGATATTATAGATGATTTTAGCAAGCTAGTCGCAGATAACGATTTAGAAAGCTCACGAGTTACAGATACAGAGCCTGCACAAAGCACACCTGATATAACTACAACTCCTAAAGAGTTTATGTTATATAGAAGGTTAGGCGTAGAAGGAAATAAACTAGGGCAGCTCATGATGTTCCTACGCCATGCTAGGGAAGGTAAATCAATACCAAGCCACTTAGTCAGCTCGTATCATCCGTTATTTGAGATTATAAGTGATATCATAGATGCTGGACCAGCTGAAGTTCAGATGTTACGAAATCTACATAAGCGAGCTTTAAAATCAAAAAATGGCTAAATAATATTAGAAACATTTTTAAGGAGAATGAAAAATGGCTGATTTAATGAATTATACAACCCATCACGGGTGGGGGTATGCTGATAATTATAAAACTCTTACTAATAACCAAGCTGATGTAGGACGCGAACTAATCGTTCGTTTCGTAAAATCGGCTATGACATATGATGATATTTGGGTCTTTATGAATAAGATGACTATGGCTCAAGGCAAGTCTGCTACACAAACTGCCTCAGCTACTAACATCTTTACACCTGTAACAGGTTACCCAAATGGACATCCATATGCAGATGGTGCTGATCCATTGCCAGTAGATACAGTAACAATTGCCGCTCTTGGTACTCCTGATGGACTTCCCATCAAAGACAAGATTGAGGCTGCTGGTGGTTCAACACTGGGCGAGATGTGGTTCCGCTGCCAAACAACTGGCGAACCAAACATTGACGATGCTGCTGCCGAAGCTGGTGGTTCCGCTACAATCGTTGCTTACTTCGCTCCACTTCACTAAGATAGGGATTTAACCCACTGTAAAAAGAGCACCGTTTTTTGCGGTGCTTTTTTTACTTCTACTTAAATAGTAGTATGAGAACACAAATACTAACACTTATTGACGTTACAAATACAAACGCCCGTCGAGGCGATGATAATCAAAAAGAATACGCACAACAATCAAATTTAAATACACTAATCCAAACAGCATCTTTAAGAGCTAACCTAACCCCTACAAAAATTGAACTAAAACACGGAGGAATTTCTACACTAGGCTTTGGTGTTAACTTTAAAGGTAAGCAGAAGTATTGGGTTATAACATTTGAAGATGAAAGAGATACTCCTATTACGACTGATATGTTTAAAGAAGATTTTGATTTTGTTCCTGTTACATTAGGACTAGATGAAACAGCAGAGATAGATCAAGCAGTTATGTTAACAAAAGACTCTCGAAAGAAAAATATAACTTTTAGACATATCGACTAAATACTTGTATGCAAGTACAAGAATTATTAGAGGATATCGAGATAAACGAAAAACAAGTTTGGGCTCGATCCGGAAAACAAGTTGTAAGAAAATATCGATGTTCAGGTGGCAAACGCAATGGTAGAGTTGTTACTTCTATGTCACAATGCTATGCTCCTATTGATATCAAAAAACGAATGTCTCTGAGAAAGACTAAATCTAAGCAAGGCGCTCGTATGATGCGTAAAGCACAAAAAACCAAACGAGTAAATCCTGCTTCTAAACGAGTACAACGGCTCAACAAACACTAAGGAATAATATGAGAATATCAGATATTACACAAGAGCCGTTATTAGAAATGGGCCCCACACCGCCCACACCTCCTACTGGTCCTGGCAATGCTAACGGACCTAAGCAAATGCAAGTCGTCAAAGATGATCCCAAAGCTACTACAGTGGTTGATCCTAAAACAAAGGTGACAATGAACATACCTAAGGATCCAAAGAACCCATGATCTGCATCTACTGACAAGCAAGGCAACGTAACAATAAACACAAAGGCATCCGGCCCTGGCGCTCAGCAAGGACTAAAAGCCGGGACAAAAGTTAACGTGATATGAGACTGAATGAGCTACTAGGCGAATTTAGTATCTACGTTAATAATGAAGAAAGTGCTCTCCTAGACAGAATGCCTGAGCATAATGTTTTATTGACTTTCTTCAATGATCATGAGCAAGTTGTTTTAAATGATTTGATTAGGAAATCCCTAGTCAAACGTATTGTTGAAGGTGGACTCGTTTCAGTAAGGAAAAATGTACAATAAACACATCGTTGAACAAATCTTTTCACTCATTAATAAATCTAAAATGCTATCAACTATTCCAGTCAAGATCAATAATAATATTCGTGTGGGCGGTTATGAGATTATGCCAATTGAGGCAGGTTATTATGTTATAGATGTTGAGCGGGATCGTGTAATAGAAGAAACATGGACAAGAGCAGCAGCTCTTGCTTTTGTTAGAGCACGAATAACGAACAACTTAGAACACATATCTAAAATCAAAGAATTAGATAAGCTAATTGAGAAGCATGAACTAGATAGTAGATTTTATAAAAACTCATTGGCACATTCCGATAATCCAGATAAGACATTAACTATTACTACGAGATTAGAACTATCTGAGGCACTCACTGCTCATGCTAAACAGCAGATTAAAGAAATAATATTAGCGTAAAGATAAATAAATAAAATATATTATTAGGATGAGTAATCATGAAACTACAAGAGATTTCGAAACCAAAAACTGCTGCACAGCTAAATGAAACTCTAGCTAAAACCTTCGGCCAAAAGATTGATTTAGAGGCATTTACTTTAGAGCAGTTACAAGATGCTCGCAATAAAGTGAGAACAAGTTTGCGTGACATTGAAACTACAGAAAGTTTTGATGCTACAATACGAAACGAAGACTACCAAAGAAACAAAATGTATTTGGATGTTTTAAATGCTGCTCTTAGTGAGAGAAATCATATCTCAGAACGTACTTCAACAGTGGACCTTGGTATAGGTAAAGCACTAAGAAAAGGGCAACAATGGGTTGATGACAATGTCATTACTCCAGGTATGAAGCTTGCTAAGAAAGGCGTAAAAAGAGTAGGCAGAGGAGTTGATAATACTGTAGATGCTGCTGATGACGCTATTGATAGATATAGAACTAAGCAAATGCAACCTAAGAAAAAGTTCAAAGTTAGAACAAAATCCTCAGGACAGCAAGCAGGCAAACACGCCAAAGATGCCGTAAATTCTCTAAGAGGCGAAGGCATTATGTACACCAACGGTTCAAGATTAGCTGAAGGTGCACAAGAGCAAGCTGAACTTGTAATGGCAGCGAAAGAACTTGTAGATACAGTAGGCAAATGGTTACAGGATACTGCTGAGATGCAATCAGAAAGTATGTTGAAACTAACAGACGCAATCCGTGATGAACTTGGACAAGAGCAGGCGGATCAATTCCAGCAATCAGTAAAACCCACATTAGAAGCACTATATCAAGCACTAGAGGCATCAAGAGGCGCACTAACACAAGGAGTATCCTTGTTAACAGGCGAAGGCGGCGCAGCACCTCAAGAGATGGGTGCCGAACCAGCGCCAGAAGGCGAGATGGAACCACTTGAGGGCGGAGCTGAAATGGGAGCAGAGATGCCAGCTGAACCAGGTATGGAAGCAGGTATGGAAGCAGGCGGAGATGAGTTTGCCACAGCACCCGCAGCAGGAGGCGGAATGGAAGACGCAGGACGCCCAGCAAGAGAAAGCATCAATAGGCTATCACACTCACTAGGAACAATCCTTAGCTCAAAAAAAAAATAATTTCTGAAGAAGGCGAAGACATGATGGGGATGGATGGAGAAGCTCCTCCACCTCCACCCGCGCCTGACGCAGGACCTAAATCCACAGCACCAAAATTAGCTATGGTTCTTCGCAGTCTAATTGGCGCTGCTGATGAAAAGAACACAGGCTTATATCTACACTTTGACAAAGTAACAGACGAGAACAAAAAAGAAGGCGCTATGAACATTGACTTGAACAAAGCAATGCGTAACGCTGGTGGAGAAAACTTTGACTATGGGGCATTTAAAGCTTCATACGATACTGATCCACGTGTAAAGACAATGGTAGCAAACTTTGATCAGAAGGGAATTGAAGCTAAAACAGCAAAAACAATAGATGACAAAGGCGGTGAGGAAGCAGCAACTGATGCTGATCCAAACGGAGTAGAGCAACTGGCTAAACAAGCTACTGATATTAGTAGCCTCGGATCTAATGTATAAAAAAGACTTGACAAACGAAATTATTCGTGTTATAATGAAAGTATAAAATGGAAAAAGTAAGAACCAACGAAGAAGTAATTACACATATTAAAGAAATTCTAAAAGAGTATGTAGCACCTGCGGTGGATATGCATGGTGGGGTGGTAAACTTTATTAGTTTTGAAGATGGTGTTCTAACATTACAACTGTCTGGTAGTTGTAGTGGCTGCGCTGGCTCAACTTATACGTTACAAATGGGAATCGAAGGTATGTTCCGCCAACACGTTCCAGAAGTGGAGTTTATTCAAGCAGAACACGATACAGCATATAATAATCCATATTATTCATATGATGACACTTTCTTTGATTCTAATAATGATCCCTCTATGCTAAATTAAATATGAGTCTAATAGTAAATAAATTTGATTACAAACCCCTCACCCGAACGAGTGTCGATGGAAAGCGACTTTATAATGCTCCTAACGGCGGTCCTGTGCCTAGTGTTACTACGGTACTAGACGCTACAAAGGACAAAACTCATCTAATGGAATGGCGGAAGAGAGTTGGTGAACAAAAAGCACAAGAGATTACTACAGAGGCTGCCGGTGTAGGAACTAGGATGCACAAATATCTTGAGGACTACATTGAGACTGGCGAGTGGCCCACACCTGGAAGCAATCCATATGCCCAACAAGCACACAAAATGGCAGAAGTTATCCGTGAGCAAGCATTTAGCCAAATCACTGAGATATGGGGCTCTGAGATAGCAGTATATATGCCTAATATGTATGCTGGCACAACTGACTTAGTCTGTGAGTATAAAGGTAATCCGTCAATATGCGATTTTAAACAGACGAACAAGCCTAAAAAAGAAGAATGGGTTATTGACTATTACTTACAGTTAGTAGCCTACGCTGAAGCACATAACGAAATATATGGAACTAATATTCGTGAAGGACACATCTTTATGTGTTCTAGAGACTTTGAGTATCAGCAGTTTGACTTGACTCCTGAGAACTATGACGAGTGGAGACACGAGTGGTATGAGCGGTTATATGCTTACTATCAGAAACAGGCAGCAGCATAAATACACAATATAGAATAAGGAGAGTCATGTGGCTGTTGTCCAAATCAGTAGAATACAGATCCGTAGAGGACAGAAAAATCAAGGATTAGGATTACCCCAGCTAGCCAGTGGAGAGCTTGGCTGGGCAATTGATACACAGGAACTATACATTGGTAATGGTAGCCTAACTGAAGGCGCCCCAATGCTTGGCAATACAAAGATACTTACTGCCAGAGATAATATATTTAAACTTGGTGATGCTTATGCTTACAAAGAGGATTATCCTTTTGTTCAAACAGGCTCAGCACCAGCAAGCCCTACCACACGCTCTCTACAAGACAGGTTAGATGATGTAGTATCCATACGAGCATTTGGCTGTATGGGTGATCCACTAGATGATGTAACAGAGGAATTCCAGAGAGCAATAGATCAACTGTTTATAAACAATGCTACAAAGGGTGATCCCCGTAGCAGAGTTGTGCTAAATATTGATCCTGGTACATATACTATTTCTAAAACTATATACATTCCTCCATATGCTACAATTGTTGGAGCAGGTGTAGATAAAACTATAATTGATTATATAGGAATAGGGGCTGCCTTTATAACAGTAAATGATCTCAGCCAACCTGGACTTCCAGCTCTCGATGAAGTTTCTGTTGATAGTGCTACAACTTACAACAATCAGCCACGCTCTATAAGATTAGAGAATTTAACAATACAACACGCAGACAAAAATGGCATAGGAATACACTTATCTAGTTGCAAACAGTCTATTATTAATAATGTTAAGATAAAAGGTAGTTGGGTAATTGGCGATTCACTTACTCCTATTCATGCTACAGAACTATCTAGAAGTGTTGGTATATTATTAGACTCACTGAGTTCTGTTGTTAAGACTAGTAATGTAACTATCACAAACACTATTATATCTAACTTTACATATGGTACAATTGCTAATCAATATGTTATAGAAAACTTATATGATAGATGTACATTCCATGATTTAGGACGGGCTATAGTCTTTGGTGCTCAGATGAATACTAATAATGAGTTACCTTGTAATAACATTATATCAAACTCTACATTTGATGATATACATTCTGAAGCTATAAAAATTGATAGAGGAAGAAATAATCTTAGCACAAATAATACATTTAGAAGTGTAGGTAACTATGGCGGCAATGAGTATCAATCTATTACACCAATTTTAGATTTTAACTATACAACAAACGAAACAGTAAATGATTATTTTCATAGAACTGATTTATTGAGGACCGAGTTTGTTGTAGCATCTACATATATTGCTGAAGTAAAAGGCAATGTTAACCATCAGAGTGGTTATACTCATGATTGTATGATATATACTTCAAGCACACCTGAGAATGTGCTGCGGTTACCAGCTGAACAAAATCAAAGTTATACACTAGAATACTATATGTTTAATCAGAGTTATGATTTACAACGAACTGGTGTGTTAACTATTGCATGTGATAAAACAGGCGCTGATAAAGTTTACATTAGCGACAGCTATGATCAAGTTGGCGATTCTAAATATGAAACAATAACTGGATATCTAAATTATGATATACATTTTTCCGGCGAGTTTATAAACGATGGAACATCAACAGATCCGGTGTATTCAATTTATTTGAGAGCCACTAGTGATTTTGTTGCCCCAACCTATTTTAGATATAAGCTGGTGAATCATAAACTAAAATTCTAATATGTTTGATAAAGGTTCTTATGAAGATCGTCTATTGTACTGGGCGATGTTTAGAGACTCTTTGGAAAAGAGTCAAGATCCATTACAGGATGTATCAGAGAAGTACAATAAAATAGAGCTAAAGAGTCAGGAGTATAATCCTTGGGATGAAAAGGATTGGCCTAGCCCTTGGACGTTAATATTTGAAAATAGGTATTGTGCTTTCCTACGCACGTTAGGAATGTGTTATAGCCTAAAACTAACAGAACGCTATAAAGACGAAGACTTGAAGTTTATTATAGCTAAAGATGAAGAATTACAGACACGCTATCTTTGCGTAGTAGATAACCATGTATTAGGAATGGATAATGAAATACTTTTGAAAGACGATATTGATAATAAATTTTCCGTGTTAAAAGAAATTAATATAAATGACTTAATAAAAGGATAAGAATGTCAGAGATCAATATCATTAAAAGAACTGGAGCTAAAGAACCACTAAACATAGATAAGATCCACACTGTAGTGGAGTTTGCTTGTGACGGACTCGCAGGCGTAAGTAGTAGCCAAATTGAGATGAACGCAAACATCCAGTTTTATGATGGTATTACTACACGGGAAATTCAAGAAGTCCTTATTCGTAGTGCTAATGATTTAATATCATTGGACCACCCTAACTATCAATATGCCGCAGCTAGACTTTTATTATACGGAACATATAAAGAAGTATTTGGCGATTACTGTACTATCCCACTAAAGAATCTAATTGAACGAAATGTAAAACTAGGAGTATATGATCCTGAGATCCTAGAACTATATGATGAAGAAGAACTAAACAAACTCAATACATATATTGCTCACAAGAGAGATGAGAATTTTACATACGCTGGGTTACGTCAGGTAGTGGACAAATACTTATGTCAAGATCGTAGTACGGGTCAGTTATATGAGACACCGCAATATATGTATATGATGATTGCTGCTACACTCTTTGCTAAATACCCACCAGAAACACGCCTCTCCTATGTTCGCAGATACTACAACGCAATTTCGCTATTTAAGATAAATGTTCCAACTCCCATTATGGCAGGGGTACGAACACCTATGCGACAGTTTGCTAGTTGTGTATTAGTAGATTCTGATGACACTCTCGATTCTATTTTCTCATCAGATATGGCTATTGGACGTTACATAGCACAGCGAGCAGGCATTGGTATCAACGCAGGACGCATCCGTGGAGTCAATTCAAAAATACGTGGCGGAGAAGTAGCACACACTGGTGTTATCCCATTCCTAAAGAAGTTTGAATCTACGGTTCGTTGTTGCACACAAAATGGAGTACGGGGAGGATCAGCAACTGTACACTTCCCACTATGGCATCAAGAGATAGAAGATATCCTTGTGCTAAAAAATAACAAAGGCACAGAGGACAATCGTGTTCGCAAGCTAGACTACTCAATACAAATGAACAAAACAATGTATGAGAGATTGCTTGGGGATGGTGAGATTACACTGTTCAGCCCGCACGATGTTCCAGACTTGTATGACGCATATTTTGGAGAGCCAGAGAAGTTCAAAGAGCTATACGAAAAATATGAGAGAGCTACAAGTATCAAAAAGAAAAAGCTCAAAGCAATGGATCTATTTTCAGATTTATTAAAGGAGCGAGCAGAAACAGGGCGCATCTATATTATGAATGTAGATCACTGTAATACTCATAGCAGTTTCAAAGACACTGTATATATGAGTAACTTATGTCAAGAAATAACCCTTCCAACCAACCCATTACAACATATAGACGACACTGACGGAGAAATAGCACTATGTATTTTGAGTGCAGTTAATGTTGGTGTGATTGAAAACTTTACAGACTTACACGAAATATGCGAGCTGGCAGTACGAGCACTAGACGAAGTGATTGACTACCAGAGATATCCAGTGTTAGCAGCAGAGTATGGAACAAAAGCTCGTCGCAGTTTAGGTATTGGTTATATAGGCTTGGCCCACTTCTTGGCACGACACAAAATGGGATATAATGATCCAGGCGCTGTTGATTTAGTTCACCATTTAACAGAGGCATTTCAATATTTCTTATTGCTAGCAAGTAACCAACTCGCCAAAGAGAAAGGACCTTGCACTGCTTTCCCACGCACTAAATACTATGATGGCATCCTTCCTATTGATACTTACAAAAAGGATTTGGATGATATATGTGGAAAGCAGCATCACTATGATTGGGAAGCTCTTAGAATTGATATCAGAGAACACGGCTTACGGCACTCAACACTGTCCGCACAAATGCCATCAGAAAGCTCATCTGTTGTGTCAAACGCTACCAATGGAATCGAACCTCCAAGAGGATTTTTGTCCATTAAGAAAAGCAAAAAAGGGCCTCTTAAACAAATTGTTCCGCAGTATCAAAGCCTTAAAAATTACTACACCCTACTATGGGATATGCCCAGCAACGAAGGTTATATCAATATAGTAGCAGTAATGCAAAAATTCTTTGATCAGGCGATTAGTGGTAATTGGAGCTACAACCCCCTCAACTACGATAACAACGAAGTTCCTATGAGCGTAATGTTACGGGACTTGCTCACCACATATAAACTAGGATGGAAGACAAGCTACTATCAGAATACATATGATTTTAAGACTGATCCTAGTGACTTTGAAGAAACCGAAAGAAAAATTGAACCATTACCTGAGCTAGAAGATGCTGAGGAATGTGAGTCCTGCGTAATATGAGGCAATGAATGACGACTGTATTTAATAAAGACAAAATAGACTATACTAAACAACATATGTTTTTTGGTGCTCCACAAAGCACACAAAGATATGACGTGTTTAAATTTCCACAGTTTGATAAGCTAAATCAAACAATGCTAGGTTATTTTTGGAGACCTGAGGAAGTTAGCTTACAAAAAGATAGATCAGATTATCAAAATTTTAGACCCGAACAAAAACATATTTTTACATCCAATTTAAAATATCAAACATTATTAGACTCTGTGCAAGGGCGTGGTCCTTGTCTAGCATTTTTACCACACGTTTCACTACCTGAGCTTGAGGGTTGTATTGTAACGTGGGATTTCTTTGAGACTATCCACTCACGCTCATATACGCATATAATGAAGAATATATATGCTGATCCATCTGAGGTGTTTGATACTATACTTGATGATGAGAATATCATCAAACGAGCAGAGTCTGTTACAAGACACTATGATAAATTTATAGAGTTAGCAAGCGATAAAACTTCAAATATGAAAACAGTCAAGAAGAACTTGTTCTTGGCTATGATGACCGTAAATATCCTAGAGGGATTGCGTTTTTATGTTTCGTTTGCTTGTACCTTTGGCTTTGGCGAACTGAAGCTAATGGAAGGCTCTGCTAAAATTATTTCTTTTATTGCCCGTGACGAAGCACAACATTTGGCTATCTCAACACACATTCTAAAACTATGGATGCAAGGTAAAGATGATCCAGACATGCTAACAATAGCAGGAGAATGTGAGGAAGAAGTGTATAACCTTTGGCGTGAATGTGTAGCAGAGGAAAAGGAATGGGCAGAATATTTATTTAAAGATGGTTCAATGATCGGACTCAATACTACACTGTTGAATCAGTATGTTGAATACATCGCTAATAGGCGCTTACGAGCATTAGGCTATAATACAATATTTGAACAACCAGTAAATACAAACCCTCTACCATGGACACAACATTGGCTCACTAGTTCAGGCTTACAAGTCGCACCACAAGAGACAGAAGTAGAATCATATATTATTGGCGGTATAAAACAAGATGTAAATAAAGATAGTTTGAAAGGATTTACTTTATGATAGAGATATGGGGCAAGGATCAATGCACACAATGCTTCAAAGCCAAGACTTACTTAGAGACTCGTAACATAGACTATATATACAAAAAGCTAGGAGAAGACTTTACACGGGAAGAAGTGCTAACAGAGTTTGTTAATGCTAGAACATTCCCACAAGTCAAAATTAATAACACACCTGTTGGAGGATATGAGCAAATGATTACTTATATCGAGACAATGGGATTAGACACTAAAGGTGTAAATGCTAATTGAAACTCCATATAAAAAAGGAGATGTAGTAACACTGAAAACAGTAGCTGGACAAGAACTTATTGCTAGGTATGAAGGCGAGGATAGCTCAACAGTCATAGTCAATAAGCCACTAGTTACTGTTATTACACAAGAAGGAGCAGTGATGGCTCCTTTCTTATACACTGTTAATATGGACGCAACTATTAAACTAAATAATCAACAATTGTTGTGTGTAGTAAAATCCGCAAAAGAGGTTGCTGATGATTATCTACAGAGAACAAGTGACTTAGCAATATAAGGAAAACAATGACACTTCACGAAGAAATTATACAGGCATTCAATCTCTATCTAGCTGAATCAGCTACCTTTGAAAACAAAGGTACAAAAGCCGCAGCACCAAGAGCTCGTAAAGCATTGGGTGACTTAGGTAAACTTGTGACTGCTCGTCGCAAAGAGATTCAAGACAAAAAGAACGGAATGTAAAATGCCAGCTATTGCGAGAATAGGTGATACAACAGTAGGTACATGCCCCTTAGGACATCCAAAGTCACCATGGAGTGGTTCAGGAGTTATTATATCAGGAAGTGGTACAACATTTGCTGACGGTTCTGGGGTAGCAAGATTAGGCGATGCTGTCCTTCCAGGCTGTGGGCATGTAAGCTCAATTGTATCAGCATCAGGCGTATCATTTGCGGATGGAATTGGCGTTGCCAGGGTTGGCGACTCCGTTGCTGGACCATATGTAGCTACAATAGTATCTGGCTCTGGAACCAGCTATACAGCATAAATATATATATGAATGATGCAAGGAATTTAGCGATTTGGCTGATATGTATGTTAGTAATATTTGTTGTATTAGCAGTCTTAGAAACAGCACTGGCAGTTCCAGACATCGGATAAAAGATTTTGCTTGATGACTTGAGAAAATAGTTGCTACGGACAGGGTTTCGCCACCCTCATCTCCACCAAGATAGCATTTTACGAAGTGGTATGTTGGGGGATGATAGTTTCGACGTAGGATAACGATATCAAAGAGGAGCAAAGAGGGCGATGACCTACCATCAAACTTTATAAATGCAAACGAAAGTTTCATTGCTGAAGCTATCACATCCTTGGATTTTTCAATGGATCGTGATCTAGTCGCTGCCTAATAGGTAGTGAGGCTTCGGGGTTAGAGGGGGTAAGCCCGGCAACAGAAAACCTCCCACAACAAGGAATGATAATGAAATTGGTAGAAATTGATGAAGGTGCATTTGATCTTATTAATAGAATAGGCGATGCATTTAGATTTGGCAAAGCAAGTGCTAGCAGCAAGATGGATATAGCAAAAGCCAATCCTCCCAAAAAAGACAATTCATCAAAACGAAACAATAAACCAGCCTATAAAAACATATGCGGTAAATGGGATGACCCCAAAACTACTGGATGTGTCAGACAATAAAAACGATAAATAAAAGTAGAGATATTTAAAGGACAATGAATGAAAGTTTATGATTTATTGGAAAACATTGATTTAGATAAGAAAGAAGTTGTACAAGAGGAAGTCCTCGATATGACTGCTGACAATGACGCATGGGCTAGGAAATACTTTAGCGCACCATATGCTACTTTTATGTCACACTACACAAATGAGTCAAAAGAATTAGTCAAAATGTACAATGACTTCAAGCGTGAGTTTGGGGGGAATGCTTTACCAGATTCAGCACATGAAACAATTGCTGAAATGAAAGGCTACCTAAAGTTTGCACAGTCTTTGTATAGACATCCACAACTGTCTGAAGGAAGAGCCAAGCTATCAGATAATGTTCAGTATGCCATCCGCAAATCTTGGGGTGACTATCCAATGTACCGAGATTTCCTTGAATCACTATCTAAGGATATGCGCCGACTGTATAAAAAATAAGGACAGTCAATGGCAGAACAAGAAACCTCATTATCTGTAGGCTCACGCGGTGAAGTAGTAAAAGAGCTTCAAAAATGGCTAAACCAATTTACTAGTGCCAGCATCAAAGAAGATGGCAGATACGGACAAAAGACATCACAGGCTGTAGCTAATTTTCAGCGTGAATCAGGATTAGAGGAAGATGGTATTGCTGGTGTCAATACTATTGAATCTATTATTTCCTACGAAGGAGAGGGCAATGAAGAAGAAGAAAATGAAGAAACTGTCCAAGGGGCAGAAGAAGAAGTTACTCCGACAGCTCAAGAAGAGCCTGAAGAAGAAGAAGTAACACCTGAGGAAGAGGCGGAGTTTGAAGAACCAACTCAAGCTCCTGCTGCTCCTGAACAAGATACAACGCCAGAAGTAACCCCAGAAGAAGAAGCAGAGTTTGCCGCACCAGAAGGCGAAGACCCAACACTATCCCAACAACCACAAGATACTACAGTATCACAGGAACCTGTCCCTGCAGGACAAGTAGGCGATCAACAAGCTGACCCAGCACTTCAACCAGAACAGCCAGAGCAACCAGAGCAACCATCACCAGAGGATCTTGCTACGGCTGCTAGGTATGCCTCATATGCTAATAGGCCCACACCAGCACCAGCACCAACACCTGAACCAGCTCCAGAGGTGCCGCCTGAGATTCCACAAGCTACCCAACAAATTCAGCAGCAAACCGCAGGAAATTATCAAAAATTTCACAAACCGGCACAGGCTAGCACGAATCCTGCAGTTAATACTATAACACCGGCAGACTTCAGCCAAGAAGTGTCGCCAGAGGCAAATAATTCTCAGCCACAGGCGCAGGCTAGCACGGATCCTGCAACTAATACTATAGCACCAGAAGAAGTTCCATTGCAAGGATATAGCTCAAGAGATCAATTTAGAAATGATCTATCACAATCTTTTCTAACACTAAAGAATATGATTAATAGTAATAGTAAAGATGGGATTCAAGAGTTACAAGCCCAGTTAGCTAATATACAGCAGCGGGCACAAGCTAGTGGGCAAGACTTTCCAAAGCTAACAAAGTATTTGTTGGACCTTCAAGGACATGCACAGAAATGGGGAGCAACTTTTGAAAGCAAACAGCCAACACATAGGCCTATACTGACTGAAGATAAACGTGAGCTTAGAGCAAAACGAAAGCAAATGGCTGCTGAAATAATGCAAGAGCTTCAAGACCCAAATAATTATGTTCCTAGTGTAGGAGAGGTACAGAATTTTGTACAACCAACTACAGAAGAGCCATATGATTTTGACAGTGATTATGATCAACAACCAGATCTAGGAAACATAGCTATTGAATGGACTGGTCCTAGTATGAAATACTTGACTAAACTTCATAAATCTGCTATAATGGCTAAAAATGCTGAAGTATGGTATCAACAACAACATCTATTTGATAGAGATAAACATATCGAGCGGTTAAAAGCCGATATGAAATCTGGCGATGGATTAAAACGTGGCAAGGCTAGAGACGCACTCAATGATTTATATGACATAGAAGAATGGGCACAAAAATATTTAGATTCTAATGGTAAATCAATTATTGATGAAGACATGTATGAAGATTTATATGCTGAAGCAGATATCCCATTCTTTATAGAAGAAGGACAAGTATATAAATTCCTTGGTTTGAAAGATCTCTTTAAAGGGATTAAGAAATATATAGATACTGCTAGAAGATATTCAAGAGATATACCAATCCACACGGATCTTATAGATGATTGGGAAGACGGGCTTGAGGAATGGGAAGACATATTTAGCAGGATTGGGCAAGAGACTCAAGAGTGGCAAAATATGAACGATGAGGCTAAAGGTGAATACTTAGCAGCACTCCGAGCAAAAACCAAGTTTGGACTAAGTGATGAGTTTAAACTAACTCCGCAAGAAGAACAAGATCTCAAAGACTTGACTGCTTGGGAAAAGGATTTCGACCAAAGAGTCGCCCAAGACGAACAAGATGAAGAAACCAGAGAACAAGAGGCAGCAGATGCTGCTAAAAATCGTATAGCAAATGATCATGAATTAAATACAGAACTAGTAGCTGATTTAGCTGTAGATGTACAGAACCCAACCACAGATGCTTCTTATATAGCAAAAGATGAAGAAGAGACAGAATTATTAGAGTTAGCACAGGACCACGCTACACGAGTTGTAGAGTTTCTTACAACCACTATCGAAGGTATAGGATGGAGTGAAGATAACGCCCCGTTGGATACGGATCCAAATAGTAAAATGTATGCAGGAATTGGTGAGCGAATCAACAATTTCCATGCCAATCTCAAAAAATATCAAGAATCAGCAAGTACGGAGGACTTTGCGGTTCTAGAAAAAGACTTTGACGATATTGTAACATTAGTGGATGATTACTCAACTACAACCTAAAAAGGTAGTATGCTATTTTGGTATAGTGTGAAGAAGAAAATGAACAAGCGTCTATATAGGAAACAGCAAAGAATAATTTTTCAAAAGAAAGAAGAGCGCAGAGGGCGAACAAGCACTATGCTCTATCGTGCTCTATTTCTTATTGTAGTGCTATTGCTGACTACAGCATTTATAACCCCATCCTCCATTGGATCATCTGATGTTGTTGAAAATCAGAAAGTATATAATATGTCTGAGGAAGTAGAACGATCCTATAAGAAGCAGGAAGCATTGGATGATTTCAGCAGACGAATCAACTCATATGCTAAAGAAGAAATTGATTGTTTAGCGCAAAACATTTACCATGAGGCACGAAATGATATGTTGGCTGGGCAGTTTGCTGTAGCTGATGTAGTCCTCAATCGTGTAGATGATAAGCGGTTTCCAAATACTATATGTGAAGTAGTCAAAGAAGGTCCAGTGTATGAGTCCGCAAAGACAAAACTTACAGAGGATCCAAATGACGCTATTTACTATCCCGTAAAGAACAAATGCCAATTCTCTTGGTATTGTGATGGACAAGACGACGACACACACGAAGAGCTTGCTTGGAGGCAGGCTACTACTATTGCGTATATGATGCTGGGCAACCTAACCTTCAGAGGGATCACTGAGGGCAGCACACACTACCACGCAACATATGTCAATCCACGCTGGGCGAAGACAAAATATCCAGTTGGTAGAATTGGCAAACATAAATTTTATCGCTGGCTATAATTTTTTACTTGACAGAACCTAAACATTAAGCTATAATGAGAATATATGGTAGATTTTGAAACATTGATGTTCATCATATCATTTGGGCCTTTGGTCCTAGTGGTTATACTTGTAGAAGTAATTCTAAGAATTTTATTTAGAGGATCAAAAAATGAAGACAACCGTAAAGCAGGCGCTGACTAAATTCTATAAGAAGTATAATAAGTTCAGCCGCACGACCCTCAAGATGCTAGAGCAGGAGATTGTGGCTGAGCTTGAGCACGATGAGAACAGAGGTGAGATCGGAACGCCATATCACGCCAAGCGAGAGCTGGAGCTGGCATTGGTGAGAAAAATGATCAACCAAAAGAAAAAGACAAAAAAAGGTAAGAAAAAGGCTTGACTTTCCTGCTAAGTGTGCTATAATAATATTTATAAAGAAAAAACAGAGTGGTTAGAAATGATGGGGGTCAAAGTTATTACAGAACTTCCTACGAATGAAAAGTTTGATGTTGTGTTGCTAAACCCACCATACAGTAACGATACACAAAAAGATTTATATATGGAGTATGTAAGACTGGCTGTAGAGCTTTCAAACTATGCTACAGCTATTATTACTCCATCACGTTGGACATCACTAAACAACGCAACATTTAAAAAGTTTAACAACGAATTATTGAACAATGGCTTGAGCTACTTCAAGTGGAACAACGCAAAAACATTTGATGTCAAGATGCCAACTTGCTCATATGTATTGTACAAAAACCACAAGCCAAATACTGTTACAGTTGTCAATGAGGACGACGATACTGTAA